CCCGACGTTATTGTATTGAGCTCCGTGTAGTTCTCTAATTTCTTCATGGTATTCTTCTGGGAGAAGTGCTAAAAGAAGTTCAAGTTCTAAGTATCTAAGGAAATTATTGACGTGTCCGTCGAAGCGTGACATATCACTGGTTTGAACTCCGAATTCTGCTTTTACACAGATTTCGGCAATTAACGCAGCGATTTCTTTGGGCGTCTTTCCGAAGGCATAGAAGTGTTGACCCTTTAGCCAATCCATTACTGGGTACATTAATGTGGCGTATCTGTACTTAAGCGGCCCCTGGATTATAGTTATGTTTCTTGGATCACCAGGTCCATTCTGAGAGGCTTCTTTCTTCATAAAGCCAGATACTACAGAGCTGTATTTCATTGACCAGTTGCAGCCTTCCTCGATGTTTTTCTGAGTAGCTTTCGCCTGCCGAAGGGAGACGTCTTCAAGGCTGGCCGGAACTAGTATGTGTTTGATTGGTATTAGCAAGTCGAGATATTCTTTGACATATTTGATGTGTAGCGGCGTAATATTGACATGTGATCTAACATTCACTACTCTTCCTTGCACGCACTGCTGGTCATTTCCAGCACTGGAGTCAGGCGCGTAAGCACCATGCATGAAGGGGGTCATGAAGGGAATCAGGGATGGCTTTGCGGCTTCATCATAGGTATTTTCTTTATCAGTATATTGATATCTCAGAGCTGCCAATTCGACTGGAAATACGTATGCGGGAGGTTTTTCTGAAACGCTCCGGATGTAGGTAAGCACTATCGATGCGAGCCCTTCGTCGAGGTTAGTCCTTTTAATGACCTGCGCGGTGGTGATGTCCACCTTCGTAACGCTTCTTTGGCTAATTAAGGAGTCTAACGTACTTGTTTCAACTGAAGCTTCTGCATACTTGCCTACGTCTGCTATGCTAGTGGTTTGTGCATTGTCGGTGATAGAATTTATAATAGTAAACCGTCCTTTGACTGGTTCAAAATGTTTTAATACGTGATAATTGGTTGCACTAAGTCTAAAATATTGTATATTAATGAAACCTTCTATATGTGTTATAGGTTGTAAATAGAATATTGAATATAAAGGATTGAGGCTCAGCCGTGTGACACGATATATAACGAGTGTTCTTGCTAACCCGTTGCGGTAGTCAGTGACGGTCAGATGATCAGAATTGTAGTCCCAGAGTTTATGTCGGTAGCGTGCGCCACCGCTCACTGAGACGTTAATTTGATTCTCCTCATCAAAATAATAAGCCATATTGTACATGTTAGCGCTTGCGGCCTTGACCGGGGCTAAAGTAAATAAAATGGTATGGCATGGAGTTGCTAAATATCTATTCATATCTATATAATAATCACTATCTTCTAAGTATCTAATGGATCTATCAGTAAGAATGAGATTGTACGGATCGGGGTCTTTGCTTTCCTTATAATGCATGGCATTAGAGTACTCGCTGTTAGTCGGTTTATGCACGACCTCGAAATCGTTTTCGAGAGCAAATTGCTCAATCGTCCTCCGAGCCGCTGTGCGAAGGCTACGAAGGGCCCCATGTTCACGATTTTTGGAAGCAGGATAAGTTGGGACGTTCAACATCCTAAACCTGCTAGTTACCATCTCTTTAGCATCAAACTTGGTGCTCGCGATACGCTTAATTAAACGTTGGCGGATGGCTTCTGACATGTGGGTCTTTAATGCACTGGCCCAACTTCTAAGGGTTTGCAATCCATAAACTTTACAGACTGCAGCTTCTATGAACAACTTAACGTAGTCGTTCTGGTTACTAAGAGGTGATACAAAATAGTATGCGATTACAAGCGCGAATAGCGCGGACAAATTCTTAGGAAGAGAGGTTGGGGTGGCGGCC